GTCCGTGCCGATCGGCTACGGCAAAGTGGACCAGTATTTTACGCGCAATCTCAATTATGCCTGGAGACATAAAGTCTCTGTAGGTGCGGACTATCAGAAAAAGATCATCGTTTGGGCGTGGCCCTCTGGGTCGGCGCAGCTGCCCACCGATCTCCTGATTTTCTCGATGCTGGACGGACGGTGGACACATGATGTGATTGATCTCGAATTTTTATTTGATACGCCGGCTGAACCGGTGACGGTTGACAATTTCAACCTGCTCTTTCCGGCCAACAATCTCGATGGCTCGATTAGCCCCAACGATATCGACTCCGCAGCCTTTGACGATCGCCGCATCCGTCTCGCCGGTTTCAACCGCAGCCATCAAATGCAGTTATTTACGGGCGCGGCACGTGCGGCGACGATCGATACCAAAGAGTTTGAGCCGCAGCCGGGCAAGCGCGGCCTCGTCACCGAGGTGTGGCCGATCGGCGAGTACACTAACAGCACCGCGCTCTCGACTGCGATCGGACGACGCAAGGCGCTGCCGGGTGAAAGCGTCGTCTTCAGCAACGCGAAGGCCATGAACCGCGCCGGCTACTGCCCGCATCGGATCGATGGCCGCTTTCTGCGCATTCGCCAGAGCATCACGGCGGGTGCCGACTGGCGCCGCGCCGAAGCCGTGCACGTCACCTCTACGAGAACGGGTGGAAGGTAGCAATGGCAGAGATCCAAGACCTGCTTACCGCCGATGCCAGCAACACCGGACGCTGGCCGGAAAACATGGCATTCAGTGCCGTCAATGACGCTGGCCGCTCCGACGAAGGCATCCTCGCCAGGTGGTACAAAGACACGGACGGCTCGATCACAGCGAGCGGTTCGGCCAATGCCTTCGCCATCACGAGCAACAGGACTATTGCAGCGTTGTTTAACAACCTGGTGATGGCCTTCACCGCCAACTTCAGCATTACCGGCGCAACGACGCTCAACTTGAACGGCCTCGGCGCGAAGGGGCTGAAGAGGTATAACGGCAACGACCTCACGACCGGCGACATCATTTCCGGCCAGCCCGTCGTCGCTCTTTACAAGTCGTCGCCAGATGTTTGGTACATGGTTTCCGGAGCCGCGACCGTGGCGGCGCCAACTAGCTACGTGGATTTCAGCGAGGGGAGCCCCGGCAATCCGGCGGCGGACACTGCGCGTCTTTATGCGCTAGACGACAGCGGCACCACGCGCATGGCGTTTAAGGATAGTGGCGGCACTACGTCAACCTTTTACCCTGCCGCTACCGCCGCCGAGATGGAGGCGCTTACGGCCAATAGAATGGTTGCCGTAGCACTACAGCACCGCCACCCGGCACATCCTAAAGCGTGGGGCGCCATCAACAGCGGCGGGACTATTGCCGCGTCATCGGGTGTTACAAGCGTCAGTCACCCCTCGACCGGGCATTATACTGTGACGCTGACAACGGCAATGTCATCGACAGCATACGCGGTTATTGGATCTGTTGCCGGATCTGGCGTCCCGCTCACTTGGGGCTATGGCATCACAAGCACGACAGTGTTTACCGTGGAAGTCACGCAAAGCGGTTCCTTCGCTGACTTAGGCTTTTCGTTTGTTGTATTTGGAGATCAGTAAGTGGCGCTCGGTGACTTTGACGGGCGCTGGAAAAACCCGCAGGGCAATACGGCAGAGGCCTTGTACCTGTGGGCGCAGGATCTGATTAAGGAACTGCGCAAAGGCGAGTACATCTCCAACTCGATCGCGAGTGGCATCTCTAATGCCGAGCTCGCCGACATGGCGCAGTCCACCATCAAGGGACGCGCGGCCGGTGCCGGCACGGGTGACCCACAAGACCTGACGGCGACGCAGGCAACGGCAATCTTAAATGCGTTCGTCGGCGATAGCGGCTCCGGCGGCACGAAGGGTCTTGTACCTGCACCATCCCCAGGTGATGCGGCGGCGGCAAAGTTTCTCAAGGCGGACGGCACTTGGGCCGCGCCGGCCATGGTGTTGCTGACCTCCGGTTCGGTGAGCGCGGTGGCGCAGCTCGACCTCGTGCTGACGAGCTACACAGCCTACCGAGGCATTCAGATCGAGCTCGCCAATTGGATACCCGTCACCGATGATGTTGATCTACAGATGAGGTTCTCGACTAATGGCGGTTCTAGCTACGATGCTGGCGCCACCGATTACCGCTTCGCTTGCTTTAATGCGTATTCGAACGCCACATCTAACATGCTCGGCAGCGCCGGTACCACTCAGATGACCGTGGCCGGCGGCTCGGCGGCGGCGAAGATTGGCAACGGTACGGCCGAGGGTGTGAGCGGGCGCATAACGATCTTGGATCAGATCAACACCGCTATCAAAACCAAGTTTTGGGCAAACCTGACAACCTACGGCTCTGGTGATTTTGCCGTGCATTGTGCCTCAAGCGGGCATCGTAACACCGCCCAAGATACGGACGCTGTGCGCCTATTCTTTTCGAGCGGCAACATCAGCACCGGCAAGTATGCGGTTTATGGGCTGAACTAATGCAAGCGCGCATGTTGGCGCCAAGCCTGATCCCGCAGGCGTGGCCGCTCGTGGTCGGGTGGGTCACCGAGGCGCTCACCAAAGGCAAGGCCGACGAGAGGCCCGACGAGATCTTGGCGCGCCTCCTCGCCGGCAAGCAGCAGCTATGGCTTGCGTGGGATGGTGAAGCGAAGTGTGCGCGCGGTATCTGTGTCACCGAGGTTTTTGACAGCGCCCGCGGCAAGGCCTGCAACCTGGCGATCATCGCCGGCCGCGACTTCAAGACCTGGCGTCACCTAACGGAAGCCATCAAGGGCTTCGCCCGCACCGTGGGTTGCGTGCGCCTTGAGTTTTCCGGTCGCAAGGGCTGGGAACGGTTGGTTGGCGCCGATGGCTGGAACCACCTACGCACGATCTTAGAGATGAGGCTCGACAATGAGCAGCAGCAAGAGCAGCTCGACAAAAACCTATGACACGGCGGGGCTCAAGGAAGCCAGGCCGTACGTCGTCGGACAATTAGGCGAGACGGCGAACGCGCAAGCCAACATGCAAGCCGGTTTAGCGCCCGGCGGTATGGTCAATCAAGGCCAAAACTTTATGAACCAAGTGCTGTCGGGCCAGTTCCTCGACCCTGCCAGCAATCCCTATCTGCAGCCGTATGCACAGGGCGTGATCGGGGACGTCACCAACCAATTTAATTCGATGATGAGCCGCGCCGGCCGCGGCAATTTTACGGGCGGAGATGCACAACAAAACCTGGCGCAGGGCATCACCGCGGCGGCCGCACCGATCTATCTCAATCAATATAACCAGGGTATGGCGCAGCTCCAAAACATGGCGCTCGCGGCCCCGTCGTATAACGTCGCCGCATATGGCGCGCCTACGGAATGGGCGAACCAGCAATTTATCAACTTGTCCGGCACCGGTAAGAGTGGCACCGAGAAGACAGACACCACGACCACGCCGAGCCCAATCTCCACGATCGCCGGCACCGCGCTCACCGCGCTCGGCGCCTTTACCGGCAATCCAATGATGATGGGTGCTGGCCTCGGTGGTCTCGCGGGCGGCGGCGGTATGGCCGGCGGTTATGGTGGCGGTGGCGGTGACGGCGGTTGGGGTAGGCCGGTCGCCTCTGCGCCGTGGATGTCGCCGGAAACATTAGCGGGCCGACATAATCCGTATGCGCCTTGGTATCAATAAGGTAGACGACGATGGCAATACCTTGGTGGGATGACCGGGCAATCGACGCGATCCGACGCATTGAAAGCGGCGGCAACGATTACACGCGCACCGGCAGCAACTACGGGCCATTTCAATACAGCCCGGATCTTTGGCGCCAGTACGGTGGTGGCGGCGACATCTTCAACCGCGCCGATGCGACAGCCGCCTATCGGCGCTCGTCCGCCGATGATGCCGCTGCATACCGGAAAGCCTTTGGGCAGGATCCAACCGGCGGCCAGAATTACGTCCTGCACCAACAGGGGCGCGCAGGCGGTACGGCGCTCTACAGCAATCCCGATACGGCAGCCTGGCAGGCCATCGCGCGCTACTACCGCAATCCTCGCACCGCGCAGCGCGCAATCAGCGGCAACATCCCGAGCGATGTGCGGTCGCAATACAATCCCCTCACGATGACCGCCCGCGACTTCACCAACCTGTGGGAGAACAAGTTCAACCGGTTTGCTGGTGCCCCGCTGGGTGTGCCGACAGCCCCGGCGCAAGTGCCATCGCCGCCAGAAATCTTAACCGCCGCGCGCACGCAGTATCCGGGCCGCATTGGCTCACTCGGCGCGGGCGGTGGCACGGCACCTCTGGCCGGTGGCCTTGGTTGGCTGAGCAATCTGTTTGGCGGGCGACAGGAGGCAGCCGACCCAGTACAGCCGTTGCTCCCTGATGAGAACATCCGTGGCATTGGCGGTGATATCGCGCGCGAGCCGCCACCGTTGCCTGTGCCGCTATTCGGTGGAATGGGGGACGAGGCGCCATTAACTGCGCCGCCGGATTTCCCAGCCGAGGCGACCGACGTCTCGCGCCCCAGCCTCGGTAACTTTCCGGCCGAGGCCACCGACATTGCAGGCCCACCGCCGACCGGTCTGCACGACCCGAGCGCCTTTCCGCCGCAGCCGCCGCAGCCTTTCCAGTCCATCGGCATGGCGCCGACCGTGCCGCAGCCGTTCCCGCTTACCGCACCCGTGCCGCCCGATGACAAAATGATGCCCTCGGTGGTCGTGCCGCCCGAAGCGCCGGCAACCGACACCGGTTCCGTGCCAACTCCCGCGCCGGCCACACCGCCCGCCGGCATGGCACCGCCGCAGGTTGTAGATCGCAGCCTCGCTGCCCGGATGTTTGGCCCCGACTTCGCCGGCAGCATCCGCGGCATTATCAACAATGAGGCGGTGCGCAGTGGTCTCGGTATCCTGACCAATCACCCCGAGCTCGCCGGCAATCTCGCCAACGCGCAGCGCACTGAGATTATGCAACAGGATGCCGCACGGCGCCGCGTGCTCGAAGGGCGCGAGGACGTCACCTACTACGGCAAGCTTGCCGCCTTTAACAAGATCTTCGCCGATCCCGACAATGCTCCCGCGCTTAAGGGGCTCACGCCGGAGGCGCGCGATGTCGTCAAGTCGATGGGTCCAGAGGGCGCTATCAACTGGCTGCAGCAGTATCAATTGAAGGATGCCGAGGGGCGTGCGCAACAGGAGCGCGAGCTCGAATTGCTGCAGAGCATGCGCACACGGTTGCGTGGCGGCGACCAGGCAGCCGCACCGGGCACGCCGCCGGCATTGACGCCAACGGGGCCGCCGGTTCCGCCGGATGTCGGCGGGCTTGGTCAGCCCTCGATCGGAGCGCCGGCAGGAAGCTTACCGCCACAGGCGGGCCCGCTACTCTCTCGCATGGCGGCACCGCGCCCCGCACCTGCCACAGCGCCGGCACCTGGTGGCGGTGGGGGCGGCGCTCCAGCTATTGCCGGAGCCGGTCCCGCTATGCCGCCCGCGCCAATCGCCGGGCGGGGCGCACCGCCCTCGCAGGCAGCCGAGCCCATCGTCAACACGTTCCTCGGGCCTCTGCCGCTGTCGCAGGCAGAAGAGCTCGCGCAACAGTTGGCAGTCCTCAAGCGGCCCAACCCAGAACTGTTGGCAGCCATCGCCGCCGCTCGCGCGCCGCAGCAGAAATATCTAACTGACATCGCCGAGGGCCAAGCCAAGCAGGAGCTCGGTAAGCCGGCGCAGCGGGGACAAATCTCGACCACGCTGGATAGCATCGCTATGACCAAGGCGCTGGCCGAAAAAGTCAAGAGTGATGAGAATTTGTCGAGGGTCTTAGGCCCTCCGCTTTGGCGAATGACGCCTAACGTATATGAGAGCACGCGCAATGTGCAGGCAAACATCGATACGCTTATCAAGCGGCAGGCCTTGGACACGATGGCAAGGCTCAAACAACAGTCCGCCACGGGTGCTACGGGGTTTGGCTCAACGAACGATAAGGAGCTCGGCATCATCACGGGGGCCCTGACCAATCTCGAAGATCAAAACCAGAGCCCAGGGCAATACAGACAGAACATTGATACGCTCGTCACCGCGTTGACCAATGCAGAACGGCGCATCCGAGAGGGTTGGAAAGAAACCTATCAGGAGGAGTATGCAGAGCCTGGCGGCAAAGCGCCTGACGCATATCCGACCACGTTGGCGGAAACCCAGGTCCAAAGAGGCCGCGCCGCCCGCGCCGCACGCGGTCTGAAGGCGGACGCCGATCTGCCGCGCATCAAAGGCGAGGCCGATTACGCCGCCATCCCTCCCGATACCGACTTTATCGATCCGTTTGGCAAGAAGCGGCACAAGCCGAGGGAGTAGGTAATGCCGGATAGTTGGCGCGATGCTCCCCTCGTTGATGACGAGCGCAAGACATCTTGGCGAGATGCGCCGCTCGCCGATGAAGACCAACAGCAGACGCTCCTAGGTCTGGGCAAGCTCACGCCGCGCCAAGCGGAAGTGCGCGGTACCGTCGCCGGCCTTGGTAAAGCCGCCGGCATGGGATTTACCCAAGACCTCCTGGCCATCCCGAATTGGGCATACAAGAAACTGGAGGCAGGCAGCGAGAAGCTCTTTGGACCCGAGCCCTTTGGTGGTCGCCTCATCAAGGGCAAGCTAGAGGAAAGCCCTCACTATCAAGAGCTCCAAAGTTACGAGCCCGAAACGATCGCCGAGCGCTACGCTCATCGTATCGGCCAGTATGCGGGCGGCTCAATAGGGCCCGGCCTTGCCGTCAAAGGTGGTGCCGGACTGATTAACGCGCTGCGGCCGGGTGGCGTCTTTGGCTTTCGTTCGCTCGCCGCCATG